TGCGACTCATTCGCATTAGCAGCAGCAATATGTTTTTCTTAATGCGAGTCATTATCAATAAGGGAAAGGCCACTCAAGAATCTGCTACTGCGAATCATTCTCATTAGCGTCGAGCAGCTACCCCCTCCCCCTAGGGCCGAGCGCCGCGTGACTGACACGGTCATGGTGCGTGAACAATTTTTGGTGAAGCAATATGTTGACGGCCCCCACCCACTATGCTAAAAGCTGGGTATGACCTTAATTACACAAACCGCACTCAAAAAAATATTTTTTATAAATCCGGAGACAGGCGACTGCACCCGGCTAGACGGGCGACCTACTGGCAGCCGATCACAAAAAGGCTACTTACGCACGTCGATAGCGGGCAGAGAGTATCGTCTGCATAGATTAGTGTGGCTATGGGTTCATGGCGAACACCCGCCAGAAGGCATAACCATAGACCACATAAACGGCGTCAAAACAGACAACCGCATATCAAACTTGCGGCTAGCAACCATCTGCCAAAACACAGCTTACTATCTAGGCGACAGCGAACGCCGCAACATAGTGCGAGACGGCAACAAGTTTCGCGTGGAAATGATAGTGCATGGTGTGCGTTACCGGCGGCGGGCAGCTACACTAGATAAAGCTGTCGCCATTAGAGATGAGATGTATGTTAAGTTTCCTACCTTGGCAGACAGATAATTTTTTTTTATTTGCAAAACACTTACCAACGCCATACTATTTGTTTTGACGCGGCGCGTGCCAGAGACAGCGTGGGGATACCGCAAGGCTAGGCCCCGACGTTCAGGACTATTGGTGATGCCGAGCAAGACCTTTGGTGCAAAGTCGGCAATGATACACCGAGGGCCGTAGAGTTCAAACCCTACCCGCCGCGTCAATTTTATTTTTTTGCATTCCTGTTTGCAACACACTATAGTACGCTCAATGACATTCTACTCACTGCCATTTACACCAGAGCGGACGCAGGCCACCGAGTCGCGGCTGGAGGCAATCTATGAAGCTGCCCGCTACGGGCTAAAGGGTGATAGCCTCGCTATGGCCGCTGGCATGACCCCGCGGCAGTTCCGCGTGTTGGCGGAGTCTGACCCGCTGGTGGAGATGGCTGAAGCCAAAGGACGCAGCGAAGGTGAATACACCGCCGGCAAGACTATGTACGAAGCGGCGCGCGATGGCGACGCTAAGGCTGCGCTGGAAATACTGAAACATCAGCACGGCTGGGTAGCCAAGCAGCAGATTGACGTGAACATCGACCAACAGATAAGCATCACAGGCGCGCTAGAAAAAGCACAGACGCGCGTCATCGAAGGGCTGTACACTGACGTGACACCACCGGCGCTATCTGATAATAGCAGCAATACAGATGTTCCGTTAAAGGTTAAGACTGATGCCAGACAAACCATTAGGTGAAACCATATTTGAAGGCGCGGCTAAAGGCTACCGCAGTTTGTTTGGTGCAGAAAATCTGCCGTTGGATAAACGCATCTACATGGAAAGCGTTATTGACCGTCGGCGCGACCCTATTACAGAACGGTCGCTAAACGCAGACGAACAAGAGCAACTGCGTAGTTTAATTGCGTCGCGGTATGAACGCATTAAACCGCAGCTAAAACAAGACATGGTTATTTTGCGGACTAACGCTGCCGAAGCACTGCGCGAAGCATCTGCTACCCGCAACCCTGATTTGCGCGCGTATCATTTAGAAAGATACAAAGGCATTACCGGAATGCTTAACGGTATCAAAAGCTATTTTGAAACTGGCAAGCTAAACCCTGTGCTTGTGGACTACGCAAAAAACAAAGTGCCTACAAACATACAACGCGAAGATTATGAGAACCCTAGCGAAATTAACTCCGACCGCGGATCAAGCCTAGCTTCGCCCGGCAAAGATACAAACATAGGACAAACTTTAGGTCGCTTTAACTACGGCGTAGACAACGCAGGCAATTTGTTAGTTACTGACGCGTATGACTTTGGTGCGGGCGCTGCGGGACTTTTTGGCGGTGAAGCCGGACATCGGCAGAAACCAATAGGTGTTAGCGATCTTATATTCCCTAAACAAGCCGCAGCTAAACTAGGATATAGACGTTTGCCTGAAGGCCAAGGCCGGCCAGTAAAAATTAAAATTAACTCTATGGCGCCGAAGAAAAAAGAAGAAACAAACTATTTTAGCCGGGCCGCCGCATATTTAGGATTTTAAATGCAAGCACCAATATACTCAGCCCAAGACGAAATGGAGTTGATGGCAAGGTTGTGGTCCCCCAGCCTGAAGGATGACCCACTAGCATTTGTACTGTACACATTCCCGTGGGGCCAACAAGGTACGCCGCTGGAACATTTCCCCGGCCCGCGTAAATGGCAGCGCCAGATACTCGCCGACTTACGTGACCACATCAAAGAGAACAACGGTAAGATAGACTTCTCAACTGCACGGATGGCGATTGCATCAGGACGCGGTATCGGCAAGTCTGCCTTGGTCTCATGGCTTACCATCTGGATGCTGTCATCAAGAATCGGCAGCACAACCATCGTGTCGGCAAACTCCGAAGCGCAGCTTAGAAGCGTAACGTGGGCAGAAATTACCAAGTGGCTGGCGATGAGTCTTAACAGTCACTGGTTCGAAATAGCCGCCACACGCATCATGCCCGCCAAGTGGCTGACGGAACTGGTCGAGCGCGACCTGAAGAAAGGCACGCGCTACTGGTCAGTCGAGGGCCGGCTGTGGTCTGAGGAAAATCCAGATGCATATGCCGGAGTTCACAATTTCGATGGCGTGATGCTGATCTTCGACGAAGCCAGCGGTATACCAGACTCGATCTGGTCCGTATCGGACGGGTTCTTTACCGAGAATACGCCGCACCGCTTTCATCTGGCGTTCTCCAACCCGCGGCGCAACACAGGGTATTTCTACGAGACGTTCCACAGCAAGCGGGCGTTCTGGTCAACACGCACAATCGACGCCCGTGATGTCGAGGGAACGGACAAACACCTGTACCAGCGCATCATCGACGAGTATGGGCCAGACAGCTACCAAGCCAGTGTCGAAGTCTACGGTAACTTCCCCTCAGAAGGTGACGATCAGTTTATTGGCAGCAATCTGGTAGATGACGCCATGAAGCGGCCACCTGTCAAAGATGACACAGCGCCCATCGTGATAGGGGTAGACCCGGCACGCTTCGGGGCTGACGCTACCGTCATCGCCATACGGCAGGGCCGTGACATCTTGGAACTGCGGAGACACCGCGGGGCAGACACAATGGAAGTGGCTGGCTACGTGATCGACGCCATCGAGCAGTTCAAGCCTGCGTTGGTCTGCATCGACGAAGGCGGGCTAGGTGCAGGCGTCGTGGATCGGCTGAAGGAACAGCGGTACAAGATACGCGGTGTAAACTTTGGTAATAAGGCCAAGAACCAGATCATGTGGGGCAACAAGCGCGCAGAGATGTGGGGCGCCATGCGTGATTGGCTACGCACAGGCCATGTGCCCAACGACAGGTTCCTGAAGACAGACCTCATCAGCCCGCGCACCAAGCCTGACAGCAAGGGTACGCTGTTCCTCGAAAGCAAGAAAGATATGAAGTCACGCGGGCTGGCGTCACCTGACGCAGCGGACGCCATAGCGGTCACGTTTGCTTTTCCTGTCGCGTCAATAGATATTCGACAAGGACGCGTTGACAGACGGCGCACAAGCGGGTATTCTGCCGCTGGAATTTCTACATCATGGATGGGTTCTTAATCATGCCAGCTAATAAATACACACGCGCACTGTACAAAGTTGGTACTGTAAAGGCTGAAAAGGCCGCGATTGCTAACAACGACCCAGCCCGCAAGGCCGCAGCCGCAAAGATTACGGCGCAAGAAGGCACGACAAACCCATCGGGCGGGCGCTCGGCAGTTAAGATGCCAGCTAAAATTGCAGCGACAAAACCTGTACCGAAACCTGTACAAGTCACGCGCATAACCACTGACATGAAGTCTTCGCCAGCGACAAAGAAACGTTAAAGTGCCGTTGGTTAAGTCACCTAGCGGTTCTGCGTTTCGTAAGAATATCAAGGCTGAGGTAAACGCCGGAAAACCTGTCAAACAGGCGGTCGCAATCGCGTACAGCGTGAAACGCGAAGCCGCTAAAAAAGGTAAAAAGTAACCACAATGGCTGATCCGACAGGTATTAACAAAGTAGGCGACGTAGCTGACATCGGTAGCGATCCAGCGAACACCCGCGGTGACCCTGACACAATGGCAACCATGCGCCATCGTATGCAGATGGGTATGGCGGCGCTGTCGGACAGCCGTGAAGATGAACTAGACGATCTACGGTTTATGGCCGGCAGCCCTGACAACCAGTGGCAGTGGCCAGCCGACGTGTTGGCGACCCGCGGCGCGGTGCAGGGCCAAACAATCAACGCACGGCCATGCTTGACAATCAACAAACTGCCGCAGCACGTCCGTCAGGTGACGAACGAGCAACGCCAGAACCGCCCAGCAGGTAAAGTAATACCCGTCGATGATACGGCTGACGTTGAAGTCGCCGCTATCTTCGACGGTGTCGTGCGGCACATCGAATATATGTCCGACGCTGATGTCGCCTACGACACAGCCTGCGACAATCAGGTAACGTATGGTGAAGGTTACATCCGTCTAATTACAGAATATTGTAACGAAGAAACCTTCGACCAAGACGTTCGTATTATGCGCGTCCGCAACTCGTTTTCGGTCTACATGGACCCAACAATCCAAGACCCATGCGGCTCCGACGCTGAATGGTGCTTTGTCACGCAGGACATGACCAAAGAAGAGTATGAGCGCACGTTCCCAGACGCGTCGCCTATCTCGTCGATCATGTCCACCGCCGTTGGCGATGAAAGCCTGTCAGCATGGCTTGATGAAGACACTGTCCGCATCGCGGAATATTTTTACTACAAACGCAAGCGTGAAACGCTGAATTTGTACCCCGATAACGTATCTGCGTTCAAAAACACCGACATGGATAAGCAATTACGCGCCATGTACGGCAAACCTGTCCGCACACGCGAAGTAGACCGCAAAAAAGTCATGTGGATGAAGACCAATGGCTATGATGTGCTTGACGAACGCGAGTGGCCGGGCAGTTGGATACCTGTCGTGCGCGTCGTAGGCAACGAATTTGAAGTGCAAGGCCAAATTTACGTGTCTGGCTTGGTGCGGAACGCCAAAGACGCCCAGCGTATGTACAACTATTGGACTAGCCAAGAGGCAGAAATGCTTGCGCTGGCTCCAAAAGCGCCATTTATCGCCTATGGCGGCCAGTTTGAAGGCTACGAGAACCAGTGGAAGACTGCCAACACGACCAACTGGCCGTATTTGGAAGTCAATCCAGACGTTACAGACGGCGCTGGGAACGTATTACCGCTTCCGCAGCGTGCAGCACCCCCGCTGCCGCAAACAGGGCTCATACAGGCTAAAATGGGCGCTGGTGAGGACATCAAGTCCACTACCGGCCAGTATGACGCATCTTTGGGCCAGCAAGGCAACGAACGGTCTGCAAAAGCTATCGTCGCACGCGAAAAGCAGGGCGATGTCGGCACGTACCACTATGTAGATAACTTAGCCCGTGCGATCCGTCACATTACCCGCCAGCTTGTCGATATTATCCCTAAGATTTACGACACACAGCGCATTGCACGTATCATCGGCGTTGATGGTGAAGTCAGCATGGTCAAAATGGACCCTATGCAGCCAGAGCCTGTTAAGGAAATCCGCGACCAAAACGGCGGTATAATAGAGAAAATCTACAACCCGTCAATCGGCACATACGATGTTATGGTCACCACTGGCCCCGGCTACATGACCAAGCGTCAAGAGGCGCTCGACGCTATGTCAACGATTTTGCAATCCAACCCGCAGCTTTGGACTGTGGCTGGCGATCTGTTCATCAAAAACATGGATTGGCCCGGCGCGCAGGAAATGGCCGCACGGTTCAAGAAAATCCTTGACCCTAAAGTCTTGGAAGAAGGCGATCAGTCGCCAGAAGTCATGGCAGCCAAGCAACAGATTGAAGCCTTGTCGCAGGAACTCAACCGCGTGTCTGACATCATGGAAAATATCCAAGATAGCGCAGAGCAGCAGAAGATTGCCATCGACAAGTACAAGGCTGAAGTGCAGGCTTACGAAGCTGAAACCAAGCGCATCTCTGCGGTACAGAACAGCATGACACCTGAACAGATTCAGGATATTGTCATGGGTACGATTGCAGGCGCGCTGGATACAGGCGACTTGATCGGCGGTTCACCTGAAATGCGCGAAGTACCGCAGATGGACGAACAGATGCAGGAAGCCCCTGAAATGGGTGAGCAACCTGAGATGGGCGAACAGCCTCAAATGGAAATGCCAGAACAAGCCCCTGAAGGAATGATGTAATGAGTTGCGCTGATTTTATAGGTACTCTGTTTCTTGCGCGCGATGTGGCTCACTCGACGCACTTGAACACGCGCAGCTTTTCTAAACACTCTGCTTTGAACACGTTTTACGACGAAGTCATCGAACTGGCGGACAAATTTGCAGAGGCATATCAAGGAAAATATGGCTTAATTGGCCCTATTTCGCTTATGTCAGCTAAGAAAACCAACAACATTGTCGAGTTTCTTGAAGGTCAAGTAGACGAACTGATGGAAATGCGGTATAAAGTCGTCGATAAGGATTGCACCCCAATCCAAAACATTATCGACGAGATTTTTGGCCTGTATTACAGCACGCTGTATAAACTGAAATTTCTCGCATAAGGACGCAACACATGGGCTTAAAAACTGTAACCACCTGCCTTGGCTATCAGCAGATCACACCTGACACGTCAACGGCGCTTACCGTTCCTGCTGTAGACGCAGCAGGCAACAAATTGCAGCCAACTATGGCTGTTTTGGTCCCCGAAGGCCAGACAGTGCGTTGGCGCGATGATGGCACGGCCCCAACTGCCAGTGTCGGTATGCCAATCTATGTCGGCACTACGTTTTTCTACGATGGCGACCTTACCAAAATCCGCTTTATTAACACCGTAGCGGGCGGCAAACTCAACGTGAGTTACTACCAATGATCCAACTAACCGGCTCACCGCTCGCTATTACTGGTACAGCGTCTGCTGCCGGTTACACGCTTACAGCGGACGCGTTCATCACTATCGACGGCACAACGGACCCTTACACGCTGTCCGCGATAGACAATGGAAAAATCCTGTACGTCACAGATGCTACCGCGCTGACAATCAACTGCGCTGCAAATCTGGGTAAAGGTTTTTCTTGCACCATTATCCAAGCTGGCGCCGGTAAAGTTACGGTGGCGGCTAACGGCCAAACCTTAGTGTCATATTCGTCGCTGTTCAGCACGATGGGCCAATATGCGGTGATCTCACTCATCTGCCCTGTCGCCAACACCTTTATAGCGGCGGGCAACCTCGGAGTTTAACTATATGCCGCAAGTTTTTTTATCTTTATTCGGCGGTGTAGGGGCGCAATTTTTTGATAATAACGGCGTTATTTTGTCTGGGGGTAAAATTTACACTTACGCTGCCGGCACAACTACGCCGCAGGTAACTTATACTAGTTCATCTGGCGCTACCCCACACGCCAACCCTATCATATTGGACAGCGCAGGGCGCGTACCGGGGGGTGAAATTTGGGTGCTTGCGGGGGTATTATACAAATTTACCTTAGAAACCGCGCTTGGTGTTCTCATAGCTACATATGATAATGTGGGGTCTGCGGCTTCTGGCGCAGCTACAATAGCAAATTTTGTTGGCACAGGCAGTCAAGTTAATTTTACTTTACCTTCCGCGCCGATTAGCGAAAACGCAACTAACGTGTATATTAACGGAGTATATCAACAAAAAAACACTTATTCTTTGGCGGCTACAACATTAACTTTTTCGCAAGCCCCACCTGTTACATCTACTATTGAAATAGCGTATTTTTAATGATAACTCCTGCATATAGCCCTACGGCGACTGAGCGAGTTCTTCCTCGCATGGCGCTGGATTTTACAACCGCCGTAACTGATTCTCGTGTGGCAACCGCACGGGCTGGAAACACTGCAACGCGATTTAATTCCAGTGGGTTAATTGAGACTGTTAATGCAAATCTTGCTCGTTATGATTTTAATCCATCCACATTGATTTGCAGCGGTCAGTTGATTGAGGAAGCTCGTACTAATCTATTTCTTAATAGTTTGATCGATGGAATAAATCTTGCAACCCAAATAGTTGTCCTGACAAATGTGGCGCATACATTGTCGTTTTATGGATCAGGGACTGTCACGATTAGCGGTGGGCACAGCGCAACTGTTGTAGGCACTGGAAACTTCCCCAGCCGAAGCACACTTACTTTTACGCCAACTGTCGGCGCAAGCACATTTACCGTTAGCGGTGATGTTAAATTTGCACAACTTGAAGTGGGTTCATTTGCTACAAGCTACATACCTACTGCAGCAACCAGTGTTTTACGCAACGCTGACGCTGTGAGCATGACAGGGACGAACTTCAGCGATTGGTATAACGCCAGTCAGGGGGCGTTTTTTGTACAGGCAACACCAACAAGTAACACATCCGCAATACGAGTTTTGATTGACGTAGCGGCAGACGCAAACAATCGAATGACTTTGCAACAATTCACATCTGGAATTTTTGCAAATTTGTTTGTTTTTGTAGGTGGGGCGTTGCAAGTAAACGCCTATTCGCTTTGCACAGCGGGTGACATTAGCTCGGCAATTGGCTACAAAATAAACGATTTTGCCATAGACACAAGTGTTGGAATAATTCAAACAGACAGCAGCGGTACTGTTGT